CAGAACCACCTAAGCTTACTTGGAAACCTCCATCAACAAACGATACAGTGGTTACTTGTACAGGGTCAGTGCTTACATTAGTTGACGAGTTAAAGGTAGCTGGGGGTACGTAGTAATCTCTATCTCCTGTTTTTACTTCTATCCAGCCGTGCCAACCTATATCACGACCACCAAAAATATCTTTTTTCTTTACCCTCCTATATGCTTTGTACTGTAAAGATACAGGATTAGATGGATTAAAACCACTGCCTTTCTTTAAGTTTCTAACAGCTGTTATAACTCCTTTAGTTACTATTAATTCAGCTGATGCAGTAGCAGCTCCTGACTGTATGATATTAACTTGTAGTTTTACTTGGTAATCAGTCTTAACTTTCCTCGTACGGTTGCCGCCCAAGCGAGCATCTACAGCACTCCTCTTAACAGGTTCGTTAGTTTCTAAAGTATAAGTACCTGTAGAGTGTCCGCCTAACCAACCGTCACCTGTAGCAGATGGTCCTGGATTTATAGTGATAGCAGATACACCTGAGTTTGTATTAACTACGCTTTCATCTATACAATCGTACAAATCCCTAGCTATAAAACCTGTATCTGCGTGGTTACCTTTCGGCTCTACATCTGCTGGTCCTGAGATATAAGTAGCAGGTTGAACAGATGTATTACCGTGACTTGAACTACTGTAATCGTGATGCTGTCCTTGTAAGGCTGTAGCTATAGGTACTAACTTATCGTCTACATATATACTGTAAGCTTTCTCGTAGTCTCCCAACTTAACAACAATCAAAGCTTCATCAGCAGGTGGTGTAGACTTTTGTTCAGCAGCTTCACTTCGTTGTATGAATCTATTCTTATTAACAAGGAACGTATAGTCAGCTACTGTCAATGCTCGTAAGTCGGCTAACGGATTAGCTATTCCACCTAACGATGCTTGTCCTCCTAAACTCAGATAACTATTAGCTATAGAAGTTACAGCTACTGATACCTTTGTACCGTCTGATGTATTAATAACACCCACACCACCTAACGATACAGCTACACAGTATTGATTCTGTTCAGATCGTTTAACGAAGTGTGTGAATAACTTATCAGCATTCGTGCTATCTGTATTTAACTTCTTCGTGTATTCAGTAGGAGGTCGTTTAACCAAGCCTTCAACTACCGTAGCCCAAGCGTTAATCTGTTCGTCGCACTGACCGGGAAACCGTAAGTTGTCAGGCTGTTGTGATACGCCCTGTGCGAGATTCGGTACACTGTTTACTAACAGAGGCATATATCTACTATCTATCTAAAACTCTAAGTACGCTGTAGTGGTCAAATATTGTACGATCAGCATTCTCTGAGTCGCTGTCTATCGCACGTGCTTTAGCTTCTATCTCATCCCTCAAAGCAAAGCCTTCTATCTCTCTACTACCTAAGAATCTATTAGCAAAGATACGAGCTGCTTTAACTGTTATGTAATGACGGAATTGTTCGGGTATATCCGTGAAGTCTAAATCAAAAGTAATAGAGGCTTTCACCTCTTTCGTCCATACATCCGTGTGATTCTTTCTGTCGTATAACAAAAGTCCACGTTGTACTGGATCGCTGTCTGTATAAATTTCTGGGTCTAAGTCTACTCTTAGCGTATTGCTTGGTAAGTTAATCTTAGATGTTGAAGCATCGGGAGTAAGCGTGTACTCGTGCTCTGTATTGAAATGCCAACCCTCTGACTGTATAGCTTTACTAGTCTCGTCGAGTACGGCTTCGGCTTGGACGACTGATACGGGTACTGCTGTACCTCCTAACGTATTAACAGGAGCTTCCCCGATAACACTGATCATTGTATTTACTGCGTTTAGTTTAGTCGTCAGAGCCATGATAAGTTATAAGTATAAAAAATACTCAGTGAGGGGAGCGGAACGAATCCAGACCTCCCCAACACCGAGAGAAGAGTTACGCTACAAGTTCGATAGCACACTCAGGACGGAGAACTCCGTGACCCATTGCGTACTTAGCAACGAACAATGTACCTTGACGCTCAATCTGATATTCAGACTCAGTAGCCAAGTCGAGCAACTTAACGGTTCCTACAGCAGCAGAGTGAGAAATGATTCCCAAGCTGTTACGGAAGTCTCCGTTGTATCCTACTCCATTACCGCCAAACACGTCATTAGCAGACGATCCGTCTCCAGTAGAAACAGCTGATAAGTCAGTTGATGGAATGTGGTTGGATTTAAGAATGCTGATACCAGCGATCTGAGGAATAGAACCAGAAGCTAAACTTCCTTGGCCTCCGATGTCAGAGTTAACAGCAGAAGTAAGGGAGAAGCTATTGGAGCTATCTGCACCTGTTACTAATTTGTAATACTCTTGTGGGCGAAGAACGCAGAAACGACCGTCACTAGGAACGTCATTCTCGTCAAGCTTCTGAGCAGCAGTAAAGAAAGCAGCTACGAGGTCAGCACCGGTAGTAGCAGCAACAGTACCTGGAGTGTCAGGAGCTGAGAAGTCGTTGTTAGCTACGTCAAGCTGTCCACCTGAAGTTCCGACTTGAGTCAAGTTAGCGGAATCACGAGCAGCAGCACAGAATACTTTAGCTAAAGCAATATCGAAACGTTTAGCAAGAGCCTTACCCAACTCGTTAGCGTAGACGCTGCGGATGTCGTAGTGGTTCTTTACGTCGTCGATGTTAGACAAGAATGTAGAAGCAACAAGCATCTTATCGATGGTGATGATCTTCTCAGTCTTAGCAATATCGCTCAAGTAACTGTTACCTCCGTCAGCGATGTTCTCGCCTGGGGTGTGGTAGTTAGCTGAAGCAATGCCAGTTACAGGGAACTGTGCAGACTTACCGCTTTCGATGGTTCTGATTGTGTGTAGAGGTTTGAATACGTTGGACTCGTCAAAGGTTTGCAAAATCTCTCCAGAAAACTTCTTGAGAAACAAAGCATCGTTATCCGATCCACCTTCAATAAGACCTACACGTGATGGGGATGTATTTCCATTTGCCATAATATATGATCTCCTATGTTAATTATTTGTGAATGTTATATGATTACCGTTTGACTTTCACTTCGTTCGTCTTCACAGGATTGTCCGCCGCAGCGGGTCGAGGGACTAGTTGTTGCTAGTTGTCGATTAAATTTATCTATTAGTAAACAGGAAAAATGCTTGACTGTCAACCTCTTCGACCACTCGGACCAAAGTAAAACCCTAAGATACAAGGCAATATTACCGTACATCCCATAAGGCTGATGTGTCCAGAAGAGATGGTGATCGGTGTTTGGTGGGCTTGGAAACTGATAAGTCCAAAGAAGAACTCGTTGACACCTTCTCCGTCTGCGTTTGTAAAGGTAACGATTTCTGCTTGGGGATAGATGGTGCAAAGGATGATACAGCTACAGAGCGTAGACACCCCGATAACAGCAAGAATACGACGAGTAAAAGAAACAAACTCACCAGTACCTCCTTTAGCGATTTCAGCTTGTAGTCGAAGGAAATTATCAGACGAACGAGCCTCTCTCGCCATTTCAAGATCATGCTTGTTCTGTTTGGCTTCAAAGACATATCCGAACACGCCTTTAAGAATCGCCCCCATAGCAGTGCTACCACCGCCCGTGATAAATAACATAAGTAGTTCGCCCATCTCACTTCAAGTCTCCGTATCGTAAGTTCTCAAGTAGTTCTTCATGTTTGCCTACTTGCTTCTCCATGAACATTAAACGCATATCTTGAGTAGCGTCTGCAGGTAATGCACCTAACTCGCCTCGTGGCCACTTTACCCGGAACTCCGCATTAAGTTCTACGTCGTGTTTGATACGCATGATCTCTAGGTCTAACGCATTAAGCTTGTTCCACAGTACGCTATAACCCCACACAGCTGTACCGACTATACCTATTACTTTAGCAACAAATGCAAGGTTGGCTTTAACCTGTGTGTTTTCGTTTAACTCTTTCATTACAGTCATCATAACGAAAAACCCCTAGCGTCAGCAAACCAATAACCAACGCTAGGGGAACTCTACCTATATATGAATGAACAACTAAATACTACTTACTTGCAAACGTCTGTCAATCTCTTCGTGATAAGCTTTATCACCGCTCTTATACCTAGGGTCTGATTGAGCACGTGCAAGCTCTTGCATAGAACGAAAAGGCATAGTAGATGCACCATTGACTCCTCCTTGTGTAAGCTTCGGCTTTGCTCCTACCTCATTTTGATAGCGAGCGTAAAGACCTTGGACTGCTAACTTAGCTTGCGAAACTGTACCACCGGTGACCGCCTCATCAAAAGCTTCAACTTCTTCCTGTGGTAAATTCTCGTTCGCCCACTCAGCCATCGCTTCGTAGTTCCCTTGAGCCACGCTTTTGATTTGTCCTTCTTCAGATTGTAACAATGCTTGTTGACCAGCGGCGTAGCTATCTACTAAGTCTCTAGGTAGTCCAGCTTTCTCTAAAGTGTTATAAGTTTCCTCACTAAGTTGACCGTCGTTTTCAAAGAACTCTTTACTCGCTTCCGCAACCGCTTGGTATGCTTCACTAGTATTCTCTTCAGTTTGTTCTTCTTGGTCCTCAGCTTTCTCTTCAACTTGTTCAGACTCTTCCGTACCTTCTTCAGGACTTTGTCCAAGTTTCTTTTCCAATTCGGAGTACGCTTTCGACATATCCTCTGGACTCTTGAACTTTTCGGGGAGCCATTCCGGGCGGTCGCTTTGCTCTTGCGGTAGTTCCTCGCTCTCGGTGTTGGTTTCTTCTTCGGGTTCGATTTCGCTTGGTGCTTTTTCATTTATCTCTACTCGGTGTAATTCAGCCATTGTTTGTTATTCCTCTTGAGGTGGTTCTTGTTGTGCCATGTACTGCTCCTGTGCAGCATTGATAGCAGGTGCTACAGCAGGTCCGCCTAACTTCATCATCATCTCTTGTTGTTGAGCTTGCTGCATAGCTTGTTGAATTTCTTCTTCCGTCTTGATTAGCCCTTCAGTCTCTATACCTAGAGCAGTAGCACGACGTTTAAAGTAATCGCTAACGTTTAAGTATTGAGTAACAGCTTCTGGTCCTACTACTTGGTTAGCTCCAGCCAGGAACATATCTAATCTATTAAGATCATTACCACGACCTAGAGCTTCAACACCAGTAACAATAGTAGGCTTAACAATATCTTTAGGTATCTTAGGCAGACGCTTGTCCTTAGACATCTTAGCCATCAACCTAGTAACGATTGGTAGCTGTAGCTCCTGTGATAACAAAGAGTAAAGACCACCTAATGCAGCTTCTAACTCTTGACTGAGCATCCGTATCTCTTCAGCTGTTACACGTTCTGCGTCTCTAACTACTCCTGATGTAAGTAGGAAAGCTTGGCTAAGTCTATCTGTTATACCAGCCATAGTAGCTTGAGCAGTACGGAAGTCATTGAACTTATTAAGTTGTAACACCGATACATCTGCTTCACTACCTTGTACGATTGCTCCGTTAGGTGCTTCTGCTAAGGTTCTTGATCTTGTTGTACCGTTCGGGTTGACCATGAACAATACTTTAGCAGCCGCTGCACTACCTTCAACGATAGCTTTTGTAAGTGCTTCCAACGACTTGAGGTCTCCGATGTACTCTTCAACAAAGCCTCTGCCGTAGTCCTCTCCATCAATCTGGGTGTAACGTAACGGGAGCCACGGGGACTTATCGATTGGATACTTACCCACACTTTCTTCGATGAGGATACCTTTGACATCTTGATATACGTTGAAGTGATCTCCTTCTCGCACTACCGCTGTATATAGATCACAAGTGTTTTCTTTCTCTTGCTTGTATACTTCCTCACGAACACTCTCAGGGAGCATCATAGGAGCTACAGTTTCTTTAATAGCTATATGTGTAACGTTACCCATTGGATCACGCTTGATAACATAACGATCAAGTTTAAAGACACGCATACCACCTTCGTCAGGTAGATATAACAAAGAGTTACCAGTAACTAATAAGTTCTTGAGTGCCTGGAAGATACCGTTCCTAAAGTTCTGTACTTCTACTTCCTGTGATACACTACGCTCTACATCAGCTAATGCTTTCTCTAAGTCAGTACGTAGTTGTTCTGCTCCTTCTGCACCGAGGTCTTCCTTAGCTTTATCTAACTCATACTTATCTATAACAAGTCGGAAGAAGGGAGCGTTAGGTGGAAGTAATGCCAGTAATAACTTACTACTTAGATTTAATACACCTCTAGCTCCTATACCTTGATAAGGTGTGTAGTACTTACTGGCGTGACTGTGTCCGTCAGGCGGTAAGACATAAGGAAGTGTAAGCTCAGAAGAAGTACGACCTCGATCTAAGAAAGAGTGACGTTGGTTCTCTAAGCTGTGGTATAACCCTTGGGCTGTTTCTTGCATCTTACTCGTCAGAGGTCCACTCAGTACTAGCTAAGAGCGGAAGTATCTCGGAGTTTGTGTACTCGGTCTTGCCGCTAAGGAAGGATGGTTGTGTGCCTTCGTACCTAGCAATGATCTTGGAACTGTCTAAACTTTTCCTACTTGTTTCTTCGTTAGCATCCACCAACTCACTAAAGTTAAAACTACTAACTTCCGAAGTATCTGTTATTACATATGTTCTCATTTTTAAGATGGCACGTCTGTGCTGAAGGTTGCTCCAGTGATTGTTAAGTCGTTACTTCCTATCTCATCCGATACTATACTTCCAAAACCTCCGTCTGAATCGCCCATCCTCCACCAATGATTAGGACTATAGCTCGTTAAGTTGATAGGTACTCCGCTATTATATATATTTATTAAGTCACTCTCGGATACAGCAGAATCCCACCAAGCTACTTCATCAATTTTGCCAGGGAAGAACTGACTAGCTATTGTTAAGTTACCGATCTTTATCGCATCTTGGAATGCTGTCTCTTGATAGGTATGTTGACGAGTTTTAGCTACAAAAGATGCACCGTTCAAAGAACCTTTTAGATTCGTTCCGTCGTGATAAACAGCCACATAGTTCCAGTCAGTAGCAGAGTGCGAGCCTAATGATTGCCCTCCAGATGTTTCCCTAATTTCTGTACTAGCCCCAGTTGTCCGAAGAGCAAAATAACTGCTTGTACCAAAACTTAATATAGCTTCCTTTCCGCTATCCACATCCGTGGTTTTAAACCAAGCAACTACAGTAAATTCACCACTACTACCTAAAGGCATATTACTACCTGAGTCTAGCTGGTCAGCAACACCGTCAAATTCGAGACTATTAACATTACCAAAAAGTCTTTGGCCTTCCCCCTCCATTAAGTACGCATCGCTTCCGATAGGAATAATATTTAAATGTCCGTACTGACCGACTGTTGCATTGATGTTATTAATAGCACTAATTGCCGCACCACCCTCAACCTTTACTGTACCCGTTCCGTTTTGAACGACTGTGCAACTAAATCCTGAAGTTAATCCTGTAGGCAAAGTAATAGTAACAGACGAACTGCTTGAACAAACAATTACTTTACCTTTATCGCTGTTACTAAGTGTTCTAGCTGTGGTCGCTTCTGATACAATGCTAAGAGACGGACTAGGCAGGTTCGTTAACTGAGAACCATCAACTGCGGGTAAACCTGTAGCATCTAACTCAACAACATTGCCGTTACTTGTTCCTACATCCTTTGCCGCTGCGGTGCCTAAGTCGCTCGTCTGAACGGGAGCTTGAGTCATTAAATTGGTAACGGTTACTTTCTTGGTTGTGGTATCAGTGTCGTCAACAATAGCAAAGAGATCGTCTCCTGCGGGTGTTGTTAAAGCATCAAGCTCTGTTATCTTTTTATTGGCCATGAGTATTAAGCTTAGGGTTCAAATAATAATATTTCATTTAGTTCGGTAGTCAATGGTTCACCCGCTTCTGTAAAGATCGCTCCGTCTATAACGTCCTCTTGTGGTACGTCAAATCCGTAGAGCTTTTCAAAAGCAGGTCGAATTAAGTTACCGGGCAACGGTGTTATGTTGCTAGGTTTCTCTATCGACGGTGTGAGAAGTAATGACATTCCTTATAGAGAGTCAACAGTACCGGAAGCGTAGACGCTGTGAGTTCCAGATGTGTAAGCACTGATGTTAGCTCTAATCTTTTCGTAGTGTCCGTGGTCGTCACGAATCATAATTGATCCGTCCGTTGTAACAGATTGACTGTGAATAACGTGCCAAGCTGAGGACTCACTGAAGTAAGCTTCGATGTCTACTGTTGCAGTACCTGCTACTGTGGTTGCTATTAAGAACGTCCATCCCTTAGAACGCTCAACCGAGAAACTATTACCCGCCCCTGACGAAGTGCCATCTGAGAGTAAAGTCTTTTTATCAAGTGTGCGAAGACTCATGTTTATTTATATTACTTTGTTTATTTACTACTATGAAGAAAACTGTACGCCAGTACCACCGCTTCCACCCATTCCGATACTAGGACGACGACGAGCAGTAACTTGAGCCGTACCTCTACGACGTTTAGTAGGTTGAGTAGCTCGCTTTGTTGGTGCTTTCTCAGCCATAGCTAATGGAGGTGGAGGTGGTGCTGGCGGAGGAGGTGGTGGTGGTATCTCCGGCATAGCGGGCATCTTAGGTTGACTGAAACACATGGCTAATTCTGTACTTGTTTGGTTACTATATCTTGTTGAAGTTGTTCGTCGTAAGTCTGTTGGAGGTAGTCAATTACATGACGTTGTCCTGACTTATACCATATCACTCTGTCTTCGTCTGTCAAGAGGGGACATTTATGTGGGAACAGTTTGTCAAGTTTATTGATAAGCTCTTGTGACAGAGCAGGTAGTACTATTTCTTCTTGGTTCATAACTCTACTTTATCTTCGGTCCATACATACATAGGAGTCATCTCACCTACATACGCACCTCCTATGTTAAAACTAAAATACTCTATAGCTTCTTCCATACTCATGCCATCTCTATCTATAAGTATCTGTAGCATACGCTCTATAGAATACACCACTCTATTAGTATTGTACTCATTACCTATTATAGCTTGGTTGAAGCCCTCGGCTCTTAACGGTTGTTCACTTGTCATCTCTATATCCTAGGTCGTCCAGTTCCGACGGGAGCTTCCCTTGTTTAATCTGTTCTTCAGTCCAGCACCAAGCCGACGCATTCCAAAGGATAGCTGCCGCATGGTCCTCAGTACTATCGCCCTCCCCCAACGCCAACAGATGTCTAAAAATACTGTCATACAATCTACTTAGTGGGAAGCCTTGCTTCCAGTTGTTGTCTCCGTAAAGCTTTCCGCCATCTTCAAATCGTTTGGCGAGACTGCGTAAGGCGATTGGAGGAATAAGGCTGGGTCGTCCCCGTCCAATGTCCCCGTCACGCTTAGCCCCTGTTGAGAAATCTTTAGTATATCCTTGGTTTGGTAGTTCTTTGGTGTCCATAATTTTTTAATTGTATTTGTTCTGAAGCAATAGTTATCTGCTCGTAGTAGTCGTGCCATCCAAGCGTTCATCAATGCGTCTTGTTCTGTGAGTCCTGCTTTCTCGTAGCACTTTACTACAGTCTCCCAAGTGTACCCGTCTTTCTCTAAAGCTTTCTTAGCTGTGACTGGTCCCATCTTAGGTACTCCTTTGAATCCATCCGTTACATCTCCTGTTATTGCTTGTATCAAATGAAAGTTATCTGCTTCCTCTTCACTTGGTTGATGGTACTCTCCACGGTTATAGTCGTAGTATATTCCAGGTACTCCTTTGAAGTCCTTGTCTATAGATACTATAATTGTTTCTTCATCCATGCCTTTGTCAGTAGCTAAGATAGATATAACATCATCAGCTTCTAAGTTATCCCACATCACACCGCCTAGTTCATCGATGATCCACTTCTTTACCTGTCGTAAGATGATAGGCAAGCGAGACTTAGAGCGATTAGATTTGTAATCAGGATTAAGTTTACGTCGGAAGTTAGCACGATCACTCAAGCACAGTACGACATACTCAGTCTTTAATTGTTCCTTGAACTCTTCTATGCGATTGACTACACGAGCCTTAGCTAAAGCCATGTCTGCGTGTACTGTCCACATCTCGTCCTTCCAGTTGATTGATTCTTCTGCGACAACAGATGCTTCAAAAGCTAGGACATCTGCGTCTATTAATAATGTTGTTTTACTCATAATATATACTCCAGTTGTCTTGGTATTTTTTGAATTTTGATTTAGTTGGGTTCTCAGGGTACAGCTTAATTGTTTTACTAGTCACTACATTCCTTGGCATCATCCACCATTGTTTAAGAGGTGCTATGTATACAGCTACTACATCGATAACATCTGACATATGTTCCTTAGTGCCTGTGCCTGTACCTGTGTTAACTGCGTAGTGGTTTCTAACTTTCGTTGACGTACTCTTTACTTGTACCTTTAGATCACCTGCTGGACAGTGGACGATGAAGTCCCAAGGCATAGGAGTCGTTGGCGTGTGTGGCTCGAAGTCTCTCTCTAAGCATTCAGCTACGAAACGTGTCTCAGCTATAGCTCCTATTCTCTGTGCGTTTGATGATGGCATGGTTAAGTCTTGGGTGTCGTATAGAGTGGCAAGCGTAGTGTAACTATCGTATTGTATTTCGTCCATCTGTTAGTGTGTCTCCGCCCAGTTGTTACCGATCTTGAACTCACCGTCTAACTGTACGTTCATCTTTAACTGTCTACCTGCTGCTGATATAGCTTCGACTGCTAACACTCCGAACGTCTGTGCTTTATCTGGTACTACCTCAGCTTGGAACTCATCGTGTACGTTAGCTACAAAGCTATACTCTCTACCGTGTTGCCACTTCAGTTGGTTAAGCTTATGAAACAATTGAATCAAAGCTACCTTCATACATACAGCACCTGCACTTTGTAATAACATATTGAGAGCTGCGTGACTGCTGCGTATCGGTAGGATGCGTCCGTCTAAACCTTTAAGTTCTCCACCTGCTTTCGTCTTGTGTTGTACATCAGATTGTAAACGAGCGAGTGCTGGTAGACTACTGAAGAACTTACGCTTGAGTTGCTGTCCTTCTCTTGCACCACCTCCTATAATCTCTCCCATCTTGTGGTCACCCGCTCCGTAGAGAAGTGCATAGATCATAGTCTTAGCTTGGTCACGTGTCTCCAGCCCTGCTGCCTTTTGATTAACAGTATGTACATCTCCTTCAGTTACAATCTTAGCGTACTCACCTCTATCGTAGAACGCCATGTAGTGTGCAAGCATACGTAGCTCAAGGCCAGATGCGTCACACCCTACTAACTTGTAACCGTTACGCACTGTGAATAACTCACGACACTCCGCTCCGTAGTCAGCTCGTACACTTGGTACTTGTGCTACATTAGGTGTGCTGTGTGTACATCTACCTGTAACTGCACCGTTAGTATTTACTCTACCGTGTATCACTCCGTTCTTCTGTAGCTTGAGCCACGCTTGTTGACCTTCGGCTAACTGACCTAGTCTCTTCTGTACTAAAAGAAAAGATAACAAGTCTGCTGCGATAGGATGATCGATACCTTTGAGTACAACTTCATCTACCTTGTATGTCTTACCGTCGTTCTCGGTAGGTAGTTCGTAACCTAAAGCCATCAAGCGTTCAGCTATCTGCTTCCGACTGCCTGGTTTAAACGGTATCTCTTTGACTGCGTTGCCCGTCTTGACTGCGTTCTTAACTAGAGCTTGTACTTCACCTGCTTCCTTTAACTTAAGCTTGATGTCGTTCTTAGTCTTACCTTCGTAGGTTGCTTGGTCTGTTGTTAACGTCCATCCTGCCGGACTCTTCATCTCTACCTTTGTAGGTTTCCATTGAGTCTGTAAGTCAGTAGTTAGCTTGGCTCGTATACCCATAAGCTTGGCAGTTAAGTAGTCAGCCTTGTCCATGTCTAACTTAAACCCGTGTCGTTCCTGTTGACTGATGATAAACTTAAACCAATGTTCGATGGCTATCATCTGTGGGCTAGGGTTTTGTTTGAACAAGTGATCGTATAACAACTGTGTTACTATAACATCTCGCTCACAGTACTTACGCATCTCTTCATCGTACACCTCAAACGCATCGTCGTCCTCTCCGTATGTTAACTTAGTAGCACTGCCCATCCTGTGTCCCCAAGCCTTCAAGCTGTGACTACCTACTAACTCCTTATCGAAGTTGTTGCGGGACCAGTCATCGTTACGTAGGTCAGGGAAGGTACACCTAGATAGTACAAGAGTATCAAGTACATTAACTAGTGGAGGTGAGAAACCGTACAGCTTCTTCAGTGCCGGTATATCGAAGTCGATAACGTTGTGTCCGACTAATCGTTCTGCCTGTGATAACATCAGTAGGCCACGCTCTATACTTTCCCCGTGAAACGTTAGCATCTTAGGGAGCATAGGATCGTAGATCGATAAGCAATGGCAGGTGTGTACGTCAGATAGTGTAGCCCAATCGTTAATCTTGTTGGTCTCTATATCAAAGAATAGTGTGCGTGTCATATTTTAGAATGGGTTATTGGTTTCATCGCTTGGTTTAAACACATCAGGACTGTATCGTCCAGAAGCATTTTCGTAGTGTAGTGTATCGCAGTGTCCTGTCTGACCGCTGAATCTATTCTTCAATACACGTACTCTTGTTTCGTTACTGATTGTCTCACTCTGTTGGTTACGCTCCAGTCCTATAACAATATCAGACAGTTGTGCTATAGCTTGTGACCCACGCAGGTGGTGAAGACTTACTCGTCCTCCTTCTTCGTGACCACTATCGACACGCTTTAAGTGAGACACTAGTACCATACCGCAGCCTGTCTCTTCAACTAGACTTCTAAGCTTGGTCATTGTGTTATCAATCAATCGTCGCTCGTCGTCTCCTTGGATACCACTAACTACAATCGATAGGTGGTCCAAGAATATCCACTTACAATCGTACCCTTTAATTAGATACTTGATCTTACTTAGTAGGTTGTCGCTATCCATACTACCGAAGTGATCGTAAGTGTAGAAGTTCCCGTTACCTACCGTCTCTTCAAACGCAGGTCGTAGTACCTCCTCACTTGTGTCGTCCTCTTCTAGGTGTATAGGTTTGTTGATGTGGATACCCATGATACCAAGTGCCGTCCGCCTGACTGACTCCTCTAGTGCTATGTATCCTACCTTCTCGTCTAACCCTAGTATATGGTGTGCGATTTCTCGACAGAACAAGGACTTCCCAATCCCACTACCCGCACATACGGTTACTAGTTCGCCTTGTCTCATACCTAGAGTTAACTCATTCAATCCGTTGTAAGGATACGGTATAGATTTACTGTGTTCTTTATCAGCTATAACATCCCACAACTCTTGACCGTTTACGATACCGTCTGGTCTGTACTCACGTGCATCGAACAAGCAACTGACTAACTCCTTAGCTCGTCCAGCTACTAACATATCGTTCGGGTCTTTGAGTGGTAGCTCTGCGATTCGTGCTTTGCCGGGCGTTAGAAGTGCTGCACATTCAGCTGCTCCCTTGCGTCCGACATCGTCCATATCAAAACAGAATACTACTTGTTCGTACCTGTCTAACCAGTCGATAGCTTGAGCTACAAACTTCTTAGCTGCTCCGGCTCCGTTAGGTACAGATACTACAGGCCACTTGTTATCCATAGCTTGACTGGTACTGAGTGCATCGATCTCTCCTTCCACTACCACAACACGCCGACCTCCGTCACGCCATAGGTGCTGACCATACAGTCCGATCAGTTCTCCTTTAGTAGAGAATTGTTTATTGGCGTAGCGTATCTTCTGACCGCAAGTCTTACCGTCTCTAGTTTTATAGTTAGCTATCTGACAAGGCTGTCCGTTGTGATTGCCCAACCAGTAACC